CAGGAGAAATGAAATATCGTTTGCAGTTGTTGAAGCCTACGGCGACAACAAACGACTACGGCGAGGAAGCGACAACCTACGAGCCTATACGTACCGTATGGGCAGAGAGGAAGAAGCAGAGCGGCAACCGTAGCGAGGAAGTGGGCGAACATTTCCCCGACTATCGAGCCGAATTTAATGTGAGGGACGCACACCCGGTTAAAGAAAACTGGAGGGTGCAGCAGTTGGGTGGCTACCTTTATACGGTGGTTGCCATCATCCCAAACATTGATAGAGGTATGAACACTTTAGTTTGTGAACGAGTAAACGAGTAGTCAGATTTTGCAATAGTCTGTTTTCTTAATGTATATGCAGCCAGAACGATGAAAGAAACCGTAACCGACATTAACAAGCCGTTTACCGATGTTTACAAGGCACTCGACGTGAAAGACCAACGCAAGGCTATGCGAAGTGCCATGCGCAGGGAGGGCAACCGCCTGAAAAAGGCGGCAGTCTCCAATCTGGGACAAAGCGGCATTGGCAGTGGCACAAAGCGCAGTCTTTCAAGCGGCATCTATGTGCGTACCTACCCCGATCGCTACGGCCTGGGCTTCATGGTAAGCGTTAAGCCACATGGTAGGCGCAAGGGCATCCACCTCAACCGTCAGAACATGGAAAAGCCTGTTTTGATGTGGGCAGAGGACGGAACACGCCAAAGACATGTAGGGCGGCGTATTTCATCGTTTTTCGGTAAAAGCAGGTTCACGGGCAAGAAAATAAGGCAGTATCTACGAGGCGGTGGGAGCCGCGGCAAGATGAAGCGTTATGCTTTCCTCGCCAAGACAGAGCAGCAGACCGCCGACAGCGTGGAAACCAACCTTTTCAACAACTTGCAGAACAACGTGGAAAAGGCGGCAAGAAAGCAGGGACTTTTATAAAATATAGCTATGGCACAGAAAAAGACATCATTAAGCGCGGGCAGCATTATTCGCGATATTCTTCTATCTAACGAGGAAGTGAAGCGGAGAACAAACAAGGTTTTCCCCATTGTGATAGACAACGCCCAACTACCTTATATATTATACCGCCGTGCGGCATTGGCACACAATCCCACTAAGCAGGGAATGCCGGGAGCCGACACCGTGACTATGGAGGTGGTTTGCTATACGGCAAAGTATGCCGAGGGCGTGGAGCTTGCCGAGGCGGTGCGCCAGGCACTCGACTACGCAAGCGGAGAACACGACGGCGTGAAGATGCGCAGTTGTACACTTGCCGACAGCGAAGAGGGCTACGAGGATGATGCCTTTGTGCAGCAGCTTGTTTATCAAGTCAGAATTTAAGTAATTTAGAACCATTTAGTTTTTATAGTTATGGAAGATACTGGATATATCAATGGTAGTGACCTTTTGCTTAAGGTTGGAGGCAAGGCGGTGGGACATTGCACAAGCCACACCCTCACTTTCAACAGCGAGACAAAAGACCGTGCCGTTAAGCCTGTAGCGAGTGCCGCCAAGAGCAGCGGACTTTGGAAGGACAAGGGAGTGACTGGTTTGTCTATCTCTATCAGTGCCGAGGGTTTGCGCTTCTATGGCGAGACCGAGAACGGACACGAGCAGATTGCACCACTTTGGGGCAAGGGCGCAAGTGTGGAGGTTGAGGCATTCAAGCGAGGCGGTGACACGAAACCTTATGTAAAGGGTAACTTTGTTATCGCCTCATTGGAGGAGACAAGCCCGGCGCAGGACGATGCTACTTACAGCGTGTCTTTGGAGAACGCCGGCGAGCCTGAGACCTACCCGGGCAAGGATGCGGCAGCGACGCAGGCAACAGACACCGGCAAGGCAGTGAGCAAGTAACGCCCACATGAAACAAAGGCCATATTGTTTTTAAGATAAATGTTTGATTTGTTGAACTATTAGTTAATTGTTGATTTATGCCAAAGATTGAAATCATGATCAACGGCAAGGCATACCCCTGTAGGCAGACTATGGGGGCTATGCTTCGCTTTAAGAAAGAGACCGGCAAAGAGGTGACGGAGTTAGGCAACAGCCTATCGGATATGTGCGCCTATCTGTTTTGTTGCGTGGCGTCAGCCTGTAAGCACGATGGCGTAAAGTTCGATATGTCGCTTATGGACTTTGCCGACAGCCTCACGCCCGAAGACCTCAACAAGTGGACGGACACCGTGAACGCCACGGCAGGCCAGGCATCCGAGGACACCGACACGGAGGGCGAAAAAAAAAGTTAGGCATCTTCGACATTCTGGGCATAGCCGTTGGCAACATCGGTTTGCCCTACAATGATTTTTGCACCCTCACGCCCGAGGAGTTCAGCCACATATACAAGGCGTACAGCGAGGAGCGGACGGCGCTGTATCAAGACAGTTGGGAACGTATGCGTATGCTTGCGGCAATAACCATACAGCCGTATGCAAAGAAAGGGCTAACGCCCCACGGACTTCTACCCTTTCCATGGGAGAAGAAAAAGCCGGAGCATACGAAAGCAGCCCCGGCAGTATCTAAGGAAGATGCGTTAAAGCGTTTTGAGGAAGTGTTGGGAAAAGTGGGAAACGGCTAAATAGCTTCGCCATTCAGTTCTTCGGAACTTGTAAGCACCATTTGCCCAATAGACAGGAAGAACAATGCGGTAGAGCCGCCAAGGGCTAACAAGCCGTTGACCGATTGGTTATTGAAAGCAAAATACGTCAGACAGATAACCCAGACAACAAGAGACAACAAGGCTATTACGCCCCAAGCCTCATATTTGTTTGAATGCTTGTGCGGCGTATCCTCGCCTACGACTTCGACGCTAACAAGTTCTGCCCTGATTTCGTTTTCGGGCTTACTCGCTACATCGTTGGTTGTGGCTTCTGGTATGCAGTTGATGTTCTTATAATCCTTTTCCATAACGCTTAGTTTGAATGCTTCGCCACAAAGATACAAAAAATATTGATTACTTAGTTACTTATACGCTGAAAATATGGCAAAAGAAATAAAATTTAACGTTAAACTGGTTGTTGACGGCAAAGAGCAGTTGGTTACAGCTACTTCTACAGCGGAAGAGTTGCGCCGTGTGCTTGATTCTGCCAAAACGAGCAGCCAAAAACTAAACGCAGCTTTGGTTAATTTCAACCAGGCGGTAATGGCGGCTAATAACGTTACCAATGCCATTTCGCAGATTTCGGGAGCACTCAACGGCGTTACCGAGGAAAGCCGCAGTTTCAGCGCAGCCATGAACACCGCTAACACGATGGCAGGAAAGAGCGGCGAGGACTTTGCCAAACTCAAAGGACAGGTAGCCGAGTTATCAAAAAGCATTCCGGTAGTACGTGACGAACTCGCTAACGGATTGTACCAGGTTATCAGCAATGGCGTGCCTGAAGACAACTGGATAGCCTTTTTGCAGAAATCGGCTAAGGCATCCGTGGGCGGTATCGCTGATCTGGGCGAGACTGTAAAGGTTACATCTACCATTATCAAGAATTATGGTTTGTCGTGGGACAAGGCAGGCGACGTGCAGGATAAAATACAGCTCACGGCCAAGAATGGTGTAACATCGTTCGAGCAGCTTGCACAAGCCCTACCGAGAGTTACGGGCAATGCCGCCACTTTGGGTGTAAGCATTGACGAACTTATGGCAACCTTTGCAACGCTTACAGGTGTTAGCGGTAATACCAACGAGGTTGCAACCCAGATGGCGGCAATCTTTACCGCTTTGGTTAAGCCGTCAAGCGAGGCAAGCAAGATGGCACAGCAAATGGGCATCGAGTTTGATGCGGCAGCTATCAAGGCGGCAGGAGGTATGCGTAATTTCCTCACCGACTTAGATAAGAACGTTAAGGCATACGCCAGCAAGAGCGGTATGCTGGAGCAGGAAATCTACGGTAAGTTATTCGGCAGTGCCGAGAGCCTGAGAGCATTGGGACCACTCACCGGACAACTCGCAGCCAAGTTTAATGAAAACGTGGAAGCGATGAAAGGCAGTGCCGGAACTATAGACGATGCTTTTTCCATTATGAGCAGCAGCGGAGCGGCAAGTTTGCAGATACTCAAAAACAAGTTTGCAGAAGTGGGCGACGCTATAGCCTCAACGATGGGTGGCATTATGCCGGTACTCAACATTACGGCACAGATTGGCAATACCGTGATTGCCGTTTCTGCAATGGTTAGCGGTTTGAAGAATCTTGCGAAGATACAGGCTATTGTCAAGGTTCGCACAATGGCAATGAATGCCGCTTCGCTTGTATGGAACGCTACATCGGTGCGTATGAATGCCCTGGTACAAGTAATGACAGCTTCATTTCGCGGTGCGGCGGTGAGTGCTACAACGCTGAAACTTGCCATACAGGGTTTGTTAATATCTACAGGCGTTGGCGTGGCTATCGTTGCGCTTACTGAGGTTATAGCGGCATTTACCTCAAAGTCGGCAGATGCGCAGACCCAGGCAGAGGACACAGCCGAGAGCATGAAAGGCTTTGGTGATGCAGCCGACGACATAAAAACCGCCTACGACAGTGCGTTAAAGAACACATACGCCGACCTCATGGCGAAATATGAGAAATTGAAAGCAGGTTGGCGCGCATTATCCACAGAGCAGCAGAAAATGGCGTGGATAAAGGATAACCAAAGTGCTTTCAATGAATTGCGCTTGAAAATCGGTAATGTGACGGAAGCCGAGAACATATTTAACCGCAAGACCGATGCAGTAGTGGAGGCATTCAAGCAAAGGGCATTGGCGGCAGCGTATGCGGCAAAACTCACGGCTTTGTATCAGCGTCAAATTGAGTTGCTTGATAAAAAGCAGAAGATCACCAAGACTATTGCCGACGATGCCAAGCAGGGAGGCAGACACGCCAAAGAGGGTGACATCGTACCCGAAAGTTGGCGTAGCGATCGTTACGGCAAGGTTGGCCGCGATGGGCAGTGGAGATTTACCAAGGTTGGAGCGGAGAGGTACAACGGTACGAATGTTTCCGGAAACACACAGATTAATAGTGTAGATAAAGAAATTGAATCCGTAAACCGACAAATTGGTGACACACAAAAGCAGCTCACCACACGGCTGAGCACGGCACGTAGTTTTATTACGGCTGGTACGCCGACTACCCCACACACCAAGGATACCCCGAAGAAAACGACCATCAAGGACGACAAGAAAGATGAACCGAAAACCCACGTAGAGGAACTACAGGCGCAGTTGGCGGCGGCACAAAAGGAAATGGGTAACGCCATGACCGTAGATGCAAGGGTGAAAGCCGATGCCAAGATAGCCGACATACAACGGCAGATAGACGAAGCTACAAAGGGTAAGGTATCCATCGGGGCAGAGACAGAACCGACATATATCGTGCAGGGAAGCGATGCCGACAAACGACAGAGCCGAACCAATGCACAACACAACATTGACCGAATAAGGCAGGACTTTGAAATAGGACTTATCGGCAAGGAAGATGCCGAAAGGCAGATAGCCGACATTAACAAGCAGCTTGAAAAGTTGGGCGTTAAGCCGATAGAGGTACATTTCAAAACCTACATCGAGGAACTGCAAGAGCAGTTGCACGACGCACAGCAGGAGTTTGAGGAAGCCACCACAATAGATGCAAGGGTGAAAGCCGATGCCAAGATAGCCGACATACAACGGCAGATAGACGAAGCTACAAAGGGTAAGGTATCTATCAAGGCAGAGACGGAACCAACATACATCGTGCAGGGAAGTGCCGCCGACAAGAGACAGAGCCACAGCAACGCCCAGAATAAGGCAAACCGCATACAAACCGACTACGAGATAGGAATCATAGGCAAGGACGAGGCACTGAAAGAGATTGAGGAGATAAACCGACAACTCGCAGAAATCGGATTGAAGCCTATAAAGATAGAACTTGACAGCAAGGGTTTTGACAAGGTGTTTGGCGACATCAAAAGCGGTTGGGGAAGCATCCAGGGCGTAGGCAACGGCATTCAGGGCATAAGTGATGCACTGGAGGGCAATGGCGATGCCTGGCAGCAGGTGACGGGACTTATTAACGGCTTCATTTCCATTGCAGAGGGCATACAGGGTATTGTGGAGTTGTTCGGTATGCTCACAGCGGCGACCTCAGCACACGCGGCGGCATCCACTACCGATGCAGCAGCAACGGCAGGAGAAGCGGCAGCAGCAACAGCCAATACAGCAGCCAAGAGCGGCGAAGCGGTAGCAAATGCCACGGCGAGCGGTGCAAAAATGCCGTTCCCTTTGAACCTGGTAGCAATTGCGGCAGGTGTGGCGGCAGTTATTGCAGCACTCGCAGCAGTTTCGGGATTTGCCACTGGTGGTGTTATCGGCGGTACTTCTACATCGGGTGACAAGAAGTTTGCCCGAGTGAACAGCGGCGAGATGATACTAAACAAGTTTCAGCAAGCCCGATTGTTTGGCATGATTGATGGCAAGTTTCAGCCGCCTACCTTTACGGAGCGGAGGTTACAGCCGGTAACGATGCAGAACATAACAAATGACATTGAACCGACAGCCACGGAGGTAAACATCAATATGAATGCCAACGCACGTAAGATACTTGACATGATTACAGATGTTAAGCGAGTGGCGAAAAAGAGCGGTAAGAACTATAATGTGTAACAAATAAAATTCAGTTAATATGTATATACACGGCAGTTTTCTAAGTCAGCAGGGCGATACGATAACGGTACACATCGTTACCGGGAACGATCGCACGCAGACCATTGAAATAGGTACAGAAAAGGCAGATGTATATTTTAGCGAGGATCCGGCAGAAATCGAAAACGAGGTAAACGACACTTTCGATGTGCTTTTGAGAAATTCGGCTAAAATAAGATTGCTTTGTGGAAACCTGATTACAAACCTTTTTAGTACCTCATGCCGTGATGCAGTCGTAAACATCTATAAAAATGATACGTGTATCTTTGCCGGGTTTATCGAGCCACAAACTTTGTCGCAGCCATATAACGACAGATGGGACGAACTGGAATTAAATTGCATTGATGCGCTTAGTGCTTTGCAGTATAGCAAGTATAAGAATGTGGGCGCATTGGGCGTTATCTATGCTTTCGTCAAGGCAGAGGCAGCACAGCGTAGTTTTTACGATATTGCTACCGAGGTACTGCAAGGTGTTACCGAGGGACTGGATATATTGGGCAACCAAAATATTAAATTCTGGTATGATGGCAGCAAGGCAGTTGATGCACAGACCGCAAACCGCTATCAGGTATTAAGGCAGCTTTCTATATCTGATTTGTTGTTTATGGGTGATGACGAGAGCGACGTTTGGCAGCAAGACGAAGTGTTGGAGGAACTTTTGAAGTACCTTAACTTACATATTGTGCAGGACGGCTTTAACTTCTATATCTTTTCGTGGGAATCCGTCAAGGCGACACCCGATAAGATTATTTGGCACGACATCGTAGCCAATAGCACCAAGACGACGGCACAGCAAGCCGTAACAATCGCTTTGGCTAACGTAGCCGATTGCGATACCACGATAAGCATAGACGACGTATATAACCAACTTCTATTAACCGCCAAGGTGGAAGACATCGAAAGCGTGATAGAAAGCCCATTGGACGATGATTTGTTGGTTAGCCCTTATATCAATAAGCAAAAGTACCTAACCGAGTATTCAAGCGACGGGGAGGGAAAAACCGCCTACAATGCTTTTTACGCTATGACCCACAACCAAAAAACAACGTATGGCGCAGGTGCTATTACTGATTGGTACGTGCAGGTGATGCGTAACAAACAATGGACGTTCCCGATGAAAGGCAACACAGATATAGACATCGTGGACTATTTCGGAAGCGAGGGCGCAAAACAACACGCTTTGCCTGATTGGTTAGGGCAAGCACCGGGGGCGGCTATCATGGCTTTGGGCAGCGTCAAGATGAACACGGCCAACGATGATAATAGCCCGACATCTAAGGTGAACATGACTAACTATTTGGTAGTGTCGGTTAATGGCAATGGCGTGGATAATGACGAAAACAAGACCTACCCGAGTGTGGCAGACATACAGAAAAATATACCGTATGCCGTCTATACTGGTAACAAGGCAGGGGGCGTTTTTTCGCCGTCAGACGAGAAAACCACCAACTATATAGTATTGTCGGGTAAGGTTATCTTAAACCCGATAATGAGGCAGACCAACACGTACACCAACCTACATAACAAGGAGTGGCACGGCGGTTTACCTATGGGTTTAAAGGAAAACGAGATTTACGTATGGCATCAGACCGTACCGAGCCGTAACAATGGTGATGGCAGGTATTACACCCGGCAGTATTGGCAAGCCGAGACCCCGGACAAAGAAGTATCATGGCATGAGGGCGCAGATAGCGGATTTTATCCATATACCGGGGAAGGCCCAGAGGAATACGAATTTAAGTACAGCGCAGTAGGCGACAGTACCGACACAATCAGTAAGGTAGCCGTATTAGCCTGTATGTTGGTTATCGGCGACAAATGCGTAGTGGAGACCGGAACCGAGGGGCAGACAACCGATTTTGTTTGGCAGAAATACAAGGAGCGGAGCGAGTGCCAAAGCGATGATGAATATTATCAGCAATGCTTTACAATTGGCTTTGACCCTAAGATGGGTGATAAGTTGGTGGGCACAGAGTTCAGCATCCAAAACAACATCGACTATAAAATGGGCATAGATGCGGAGGGTATAGCAATACCGATTACCAAAGGTGACAAGATAAGTGGGCAGGTTAGGTTTATGATATTAGGCCCTGTAAACGCTACATGGGACGTTATCACACGCCGCCACCCTACCTTTTTCAGACACACGAAGTGGAGCAGCTCATCAGTACCGCTTTTAGCCCATGTTAGTAGCATCCTGATAAAGTCGTTTGAGGTTAAAGTATATAGCGATAACGGACTAATCAGCAATGGCAATGATGATAACGATATTATCTATATGAGCGACACCAAAGAAACCTTTGTGAACAAAAAGGACGATTTGGAGTTTAAGATAAATTCGGCATTGACCGCCACGGAGTGCGCCCAGTTGGGAGTTAGCAATACGGTGAAGTTATCCACGCCGCTGAATATATCAACCGGGGACGGAGTGTTAGAGGTGTACGACCGAAACGGCAACGTTAAGGCGAAGCCCGAACAAATCTACGTGGATAGTTATTATACTGAATACCATAAGCCACGTATCGTAATGGAACAGAAACTAAGGGACATTGATAATGTTGTTAGCCTGTTTAATCATTACCGCCACGAGGCTTTAGACAAAGAATTTTTCGTGCAGGGCATCGGCAGAAACCTTATTGAGGGACGTGCCGACCTCACATTAAAGGAGATTGGCACATGATCGAAGTTAAGCAGATAGCGAAACCCAGGAACAGCGGCAGCGGTGGAGCATCCACCGGAGGCGGCAGCTATGGAAGTATCGGCAAAATGACCGAGGAAGCCAAGCACGCAGCCAAAGCCGACATAGCAACGCACGCAGAGCAAGCCGAGTACGCAAACCGTGCCGGATATGCGAGCCGTGCCGCCTATTCCGATTTAGCCGGAGACGTTGCAGAGGATAGCCCGATTAACGACCGCTTTTTGTCGAAGATTACCGCCGACATAGCGCAAGGGCACATTACTTTTCAGCAGGGCTTAACGGCTATCGGTTTGGCAATATTCAAGGACGGCGCACACTTTGGCGAGTTCGTCAAATCCCTGTATGCAGGTAAGGGCGCAGGTATTGACGCACAAGGTAACGCCGAGGTGGAAAGCCTGAGAGTGCGCAGTTACTTTGAGTGTCTGGAATTGATAGTAAACCGATTGTCAGCAATCGAGGGCGACCAACTTCTAACAGAAGCAGACACAATCGAGAGTGTGGACGATTTGGGCGATGGTTGTTTTGGTTTGCACCTGAAAAGCAAGTGGGACGGATATTTTACCGCCCAAGCCGAGAACAACGTACTAAAGGGCATCATCAATACTTTGGCGCAAGGCAGCGGCAAGTATTACACGGCATGGTTTAGAGTTAATAGCGTTAATACCGCTAACAACTACATTGAGGTGACGCAGTACCCGGACACCGAAGTACCAAGCGGCAAAAACTACCCACCGTGTGAAATGATGAAGATTGCACGATGGGGAAACCAAACGGACACGAAACGCCAAGATTGTTTGTACCTATCAAGCACAGAGGGGCGAATCGTCAAGCTAAAGGGAGTGACTAAGCCGATTTTGGATAATGCCAACTACGGTGCAGCTTTCGGCAGTTTGCCCGAATTTGTGTACGAGCTATTGGACGATAACGGCAACCCTTTGCCGATACGTGACGGATTAGACTATATGTATATACCGGGTATCGTCACAATGGACGTTATCAGACTTAACAAGTGGACTGGTAAGCCGTTGGTTACGTATGTGGATCGTGGGGCATGGACGCAAAGCGGTAAGTACTATTGCGATGCTATCAACCCGGACACCGGGGAGTATGAGACATCAGACGTTTGGTTTAATGGCTGCAAGTACAGATGTTGCAAGAACCTCACAACGACCGCCCCGGCATGGAACAATACCGATTGGGCGATGATCGAGGGAAACCCAGACTTTGCCGTAGATTTCCAAGAGCCTGAAAGTATCTTAGACCCGGACAAAATAGACCTCACGCTAACCATCGTGGCGACCCTGTATAATATGAATATCACAGATGATATTTTGGACGCAGACGTAATGTGGACGAGATACAGCGAGGACGCAGAGGGAAACGAGAGAACGGCAAGCGACAATGTTTGGAGTTTGCGACACGCCAATACCGGAAAGTCTTTACACCTCACAGCCGAGGACATGGACTTTAACGGCTATATGCCCAAAGTGATACGCTTTACGGCTACCGTTACTTTGCGTGATGGCATGGGCAACGAAGCAGCAACGGCGGCAGTCAGTTACGAGTATTAATTTAAACATAGCGCAGTTATGAAAACAAAAAGATTTGATTTCAACTTTAAGCCACTGCAAATTAATGTTAGTATGGTGGTTGAGGGCGGCGTATCGGATAGTCAGAACTACGACGCAGACACCGACACATATACGCCCGATTACACCATAGACGCATCTAACTTAATAGTGCAGCCGAATATCGGCAGACTTGACAAAGACGAGGTTTTAACGCCGGGCTTGATTAATCAAGACCTCACTAACGTAGTCTGGTATGAGGTGAACAGAGGAGCGGCCGACACGTTAATAGACAGCACTAACGCCGACTTTGAGGTAGTCAGAAAGGGTGCAAATGCCGGACGTATCAGGATCAAGAAGAACGCCAAGCCGCAGATACCTATGAATCTACGATTTGAAGCGGACTACAAAGACCCACGTACTAATCAGGTACACCACATCATCAAGCCGTACCAAGTACAATGCAAGAACGCCACAGCATACACGCCACTTCTGGTATTGGATGCAGCCGCCCAAACTATCTACAACCCATTGAGCGACCCCGACACGCAGACGGTACACGCATCATTGAGATTGGGCGTTAATGAGTGCCCGGAGAATAAGCGTTTGTTTGTGTGGGAGGTAATGCGAGACGATGGAACATTTACCGCCGTAGGCAGCGACACCACGTTAGACTATGACGTAGCGGTAGCAGCAGACGGAAACAGTTGTACCGTTAATCGTAGCCTCATGGGTACAGAACTTTATTTGCGATGCAGGGCAAAGTATAGCCCGGACGGAAACCCAAGCAGCGTGACACTATCGGGCAACGCCCCAACTAAGTTAGTGGCATTTATCCGTAGAATCCCAAAATTTGAGTACGACATCGGCGAACTACCTACCAACCTACCAAGTGGTTTGTTAGAGATTGCGCCAACGGCGAAGATTTGGAACACTAACGGCACGATCGACAATCCGGAACGTGAGTTATTGCCGCTTTGGTATGTTGCGACCAACGCACAGTCAGGAACGCTTAACTATTCGCTCATAGCGCATGGAATGAAACCGACGCTTTCAACAGGAAAGGTTAGTCAGACGTTAGGCGGTGTTTATGGTTTGGACGTTAAGGACGTTGGCCCTACGTGTGCATGGGAAGACAGCGACGGCGCAGTATTCGTTGATGCAGACGATAACGTAATATTAATCAAATAACAATTTAATCAATATAAGATTATGGCAAGATACATTAAAGCAAATCCATTGGTTGCACGATACTTGCAACTGGAGAATGATCGTAACATGGTAAGTGATGGCAACTATCTGTTTTGGCAAAACGATATGTTGAAGTTTGGCCCACTAACCCAACTTAACGACATATTGGTTAAGATTGGAGGTATTGCACTTATGCCGCATGAGGCGAGAAGCGAGCAAGACGGCACTATTTGCCGACCTTTGCCAATGGCAACCGATGCACGCTTTCAGCAGCCTATTAAGGCTAACGTTAATGATGCTATCGTAGGTGACAACACCAACACCGAGCAGGGAGCAGATGGTAAGGGCGAGAACAGCGAGAGCACCGACAATGGCGGCAACAGCAACGAGGGCCAGGCCAACGAAGAAAATGCAAAGGGCGACCAACAGTCGGAAGCGTCAGAGAGTGGGCAAACAGGAAGTAAAACCAAAAAGTAAGGAACTATGAGCAAAGCGAGTACAACCCGAACGATTAAGTTTATTGCAAAGGCAGGAACTTATACGGCATTGATCATGTGCCCAGATGGTGACATCTACCAAGAATGGGAGGGCACGGAATCCGACGTTACTAAGGTGTTCCCAAACTTTGAACAGACAAAGCCGAAACTTAACTTTGTCTGTATGAGTAGCCGAGTAGCCGAGGGAGTGGCAACGCCTGATAGTATGCAGTACTTTTTCAATGGTACGAAAATCGAGTTTAACGGCGATACGTCAAGCGGCATTTTTGCAGGCTACTTTAAGAAGTTTGCACCAAGCGGCGACAACATCTACTATGGTTTGCAGATTGTTAAGAATTTGGTAGAAATCGCAGGTTTTGCCCCGGTAACTATCAAGATGGTGGCAGCTATCAGTTATGGCACACAAAGCGATAATATCCAAGCTACCTATACAATCCCAGTGCAGAAAGCAACAGGTACAAGTTATCGTGTTACCATCGTCGCAGGAGATAACAAGGGCTTTGTTATTACCGACAAGGGCGGCAGTTGCGTTTTAAAGGCAATGGCATACCAGAACTACGGGGAAATCACCAAAGATTTAACCTATGTGTGGGAGAAGATGGGAGCCAGTGGTTGGGAGGTAATCAACGGACAGACCGCCCAGACGCTTACAGTGTCAGGCAGCAGCATAGACACATACGGAGAGTACCGGGTAACAGTTAATCGTAGTGGCGTTGAAATCGGTAAGGACATACAGGGCGTTATGGACGCATCCGACCCCTACGACATCGACGCACGCCCGACACCGGAAGACGAGGCGATAAGCGAAGATGAAAGCGGCAACGGCAAAGTAACCTATACGCCGTGGACCGTCAAGCGTGGAACGAACACCCAAGCAGTCAAAGACGCTAAGTTTTTCTTTGTCGTGAAAGATGCAGCAGGTGTTTACCTCAATAGCAAACAAGATATGAGCACAGCGGTTGCAAGCTATGCCGTAACACGTGATATGTGTTTGCAAAGTGGTGGAGACATCAGCGTAACGATAACATCAGAAAGTTAAGCCTATGGGAGTGTCAGTAACAAGAATAGTTAAGTTCATACGCAAGGGAAAGGGCGTAATTGTCGCCCAATCCCGAAACGTATATAACTATACCTACAAGGAGTGGACGCAGTTCTACGGACTTAGTGGGCGGTCAGTCAATTGGGACGGAATCATAAATGTATCTGATTTTTCCGTAGGTGACACGATGGTTATTAATGGCACGGTATCGGACAAACAACGTATTACCATCAGTCTTTACGCTAAAGTAACGGCAATCGACACAAACCGGGCTATAATAACGGCTCAATCACTATACTACATTGCAAGTGGTGAGAATGGAGAAGACGGAAACGACGGCGTGGACGCAATAACCATTGACATTACGCCACCGATCATTTTACACAAAAAGACGGCCACCAATACCTCATACGCAGTTACCATTAAAGTATTTGAGGGTACAAAGCAACTGATAAGTAGTAACGGCAGTGGAAGCAGCTTTAAGTGTAACGTTGATACATCTAATTTCCCGACGGGTTTAAAAGGGAACACAGTAGCAGGCACAAATGTTTATACGCTTATTTTGGTGGTAGAAGCAAATTCCAATCCAAGCAAAGATATAGAAATATCTATTGTTTGTAGGGGCGTAACGCATAAACGCACCGTGTCATTTAAAACTGTAGCCGATGGGCAACCCGGAGCCAAAGGCGACAGAGGCCCGGCACTACGAGGCCCACAAGCGTGGAGCGATTGCGCCGTAGGATATATGTTTCAGTCGGGAGCAAGCGGCGAGGAATACAAGGACATAGTTTTGTATGGCAATAACTATTATTCTTGCATCAAATCGCACACCAAGACCGCAAGCAATAACCCAGGAAGTGCAACAGACACCAATAGCGGACTTTGGAAGTTAGCCGACAAACTGGAAATGGTGGCTACAAAGATACTGTTAGCGCAGTATGCTTTAGTCAAAAATTTGGGTGTGGAGGCTATCGACATGAAAGACGCTAACGGTAACATTATCTTTCAGGCAAAAGACGGCAACGTTACTTGCAATAGCGGTACGTTCACAAATGGCACGTTCACAAATGTAAAGGTTATCGGCTCAATACGAAATCCTTTCAATTTGGCTAATGATAGCTTTGATGTTGATTACGGCGATAATGTGGCTGTGCTTAGTAGCGGTGGCGATTGGTTAGATGCCTATTCTATGCCGTGGGACGTAAGCCAGAATGGAAGACGACTAACCATTGTAAACTACAAATGGGGCGGCACAATGGCGCAAGGTCAAGCCGAAATTAGTGCACCAAATGGCAAATACTTCTTTGAGGACGGAATCCAAAAAAGCAAGTTAAAAGTTAGCCGTGAAATTGTGGAAATGATAGGCTACGGCACTACCACGGAGTTCTACGGTTGGATCGTGCTAAATCGTATTGACTTAATGACAAGTCAAAAATATGGGCATTGTTTAAAGGCTTTGGCATTTGGCACGGTATCGGGTGGATACAGTAGTAGCAACACATCAATAACGAGCAATACGTTTGATGGCAGCAAACTAACGGTAGCCCGACAATCTGAAGGACTTTACCGGGTATTTTTTCCGAATACGTGGTTTACTTATACAAGTAATTGCCGTGTAATATTAACCGGGCGAGGTGTATGCTACGGTGCAAGTAGCCCAGTAAAAGCCACTATGCACTCATTGGGTAACGGTTACTTTGATGTAGTCGTATCAGACGATGCAAGCCGAAACGATGGCAGCTTTGATTTTATAATTTATAATGGGTCAGATTTTGACATATTAAAATAGTAGTAATTATGGCAGTAAAGAAAACAAAAAAGTTGAGTGGTCAGTCAACAGTAACGACCATCAACAACGACCAGAAATTTCCGGTAACGGACGCAAACGGAAAGGTTACGCTTATTTCATTGGCTAACCTCAAAACCGCTTTATTGGCAGGTATGAACCTTAACGGCTTATACGATGGTATCTTTATTATGTATCACCGTAAAAGCGATGATTACCCACTCATGGTTAAGCCCCATAAGTGGACATCGTTACAGAACAGCGGCGAAATTGCCGACGGTGTGGTAGTTGTTGAGGGCGGCAAAATCTTAGTCGTAGCCCCTACCGAATCAACTTCTAAACTAACGTGGAGTAGCGCAGCTATCAGCGGAGGCGGTACGACAACAACCGATCGTGTCACAGCGATGAACGATTGGAACGGTAAGGCGAACACGGCGGCTACAATCAAGGCAAGCAAAGCCAATGCAATTACCAATACGGTGCAGTATGCACCGGGCTACTGCAATCTGTATAGCCGTGCCAACGCTAACGGCAAGGGTTTGACAGCAGGTAAATGGTGGTTGCCATCGTTGGGAGAAATGTTTATGATTTATGCCAACATGACAAAAATCAATTATGCTTTGTCCCTGATTACCGGAGCCACCCAGTTAGTCGAGGATTGGTATTGGACTTCTACCGAGTTCAGTGCTACCAACGCATGGCTTCTGGACCTCAGCGACGGTTCTGCGTACGTTTGGTTCCCTAAGGCCAGCAGCACGCGCAGAGTTAGGGCAGTGTCAGCATTTATTGTTTAATTCTTAATTTCTTAGTCTTTAACCTTTAGGTACGGCGAAAGCCGTACCATTATAAGGCAATTTAATAAACAAGCAATGGCGGTAAAATTAGTTTCAAGTACAAAGATTTATTTAGATGCACGCAAGTTGTTAGACATCATTTTGGATATAGTGCCCAATTTCCCACGTGCCTACAAATTCACCATCGGGGCAAAGCTGCAAGAAATTGGCGTTAATCTGATGCAGGAGATAGCAGCGGCGTACATCAATAAAGACAAGTCCGAGACAGTAAAGCACCTAACCGAGTTTCAGGCAGAGTTTGAGACAATGAAAACGCTAATGAGAATTGCCGGAGAAAGGGAGTGGATAAAAGGCAGAGGAAAGTTTGCAAGTATCATCGAGTTAATGGACGAAATAGGTAAACAATCGTCAGCGTGGAAAAACAAAGTAGTTAATACGCTTTGTAGCCAGAATCGGAATGTTACGACAGACCGAGAGCGCAGTTTTCCGTAATAAATGGGGTTTATGCCGTCATTTACGGCTAAGAACAAGATAATAAACCACAGATTGCGGCCACCGAGAACAGTGCTACCAACGCATGGAATCTGAACCTCAACGACGGTAATACGAACAATTGGAACACTAAGGCCAGCAACACGAACAGAGTTAGGGCAGTGTCAGCACTATTTACAGAAGACAGAAACGTGACAAATGATAATATACAATGGTAACGACAGAGTGGCTTTTAGATGCTTACTTTGATTGCCGTCATAGCAAAAGACGAACAGCAAGTGCAGTAGTTTACGAAATGGACTACGAAAGCCGTTTGATCGCTTTGCGTGATAGAATCAATAACCGAACATACCAACCGGGTAAGTCTATTTGCTTTGTCGTAACACGCCCAAGATACAGAGAGGTATTTGCAGCATCCTTTGAGGATAGAATCGTACACCACTACATAGCTTTGCGCCTAACGCCACTATTTGAGGAAATATTTAGCGAGCGTACATTTAATTGTAGGAAAGGCAAAGGGCAGCTTTATGGTATTAATACACTGAAAGAAGATATAAGGCAGTGCAGCAATAATTATACGGAAGATTGCCACATTATGAAACTTGACTTAAAAGGTTTCTTTATGAGCATCGACAAAAAGTTATTGTCTGAAATGGTAGATCGTTTTATAGTCAGGTACTACAAGGGCGAAGACATAGACGATTTGCGCTACCTTTGCCGTGTCGTTATTTTGCACAGCCCCGAAAAGAATTGTGAACGGCACAGTCCTTTGAGCTATTGGGAGAAGTTGGATAAGAACAAATCACTATTTACAAATGGTGAGGGTAAGGGCGTAGCCATCGGCAACCTATTTGCCCAGATATTCGCAAACTTCTTACTTAATACGCTTGATTGGTTTATCGAGAATGAGGGTATAAAACATCATGGCAGGTATGTGGACGATTTCTATTGCATCCATAAGGACAAAGAAAAGCTATTGGCGTTAATGCCTAAAATCCGTGAGCTATTAGCCAAGTTGGGTTTAAGACTGAATGAGAAAAAGTTTTATTTGCAACATTACAGCAAAGGCGTGGAGTTTACCGGGTCAATAGTCAAACCCGGACGTGTCTATACCTGTAACAGAACAATAACAAACTTTGTCGCAGCGGTCAGACGACTAAACAAGGCAAACAACGAGCGTCAGGTATTACACGCAGTATGTAGTATCAACTCATATTTAGGTTTGCTACGGCATACCAACGAATACGCCACACGTCGCAAGGTGTTAAACATGATCGAGCCACACGTATTTAAAGAATATGTGTACATCAAAGGGCACTACGAGGTATTGGCAATTAAGAATAAACATAAATTGAGGTATCAAACAATGCAAAGAATTAGAAATGGCGACTACTGATAAAGCACCCATTACCCTATCATCCGATAGGTTAGATATGGACTTATTTAGATTGCTACTTACAAGGTATGTAGTAGTGACCGAGCAGCGAGACGGAAAAGTGATTTATGAACTTAACAGCATCGAGCATTATGCAGATAATTGAAATAGTAGTATCGGTTATTACCGCTTTGGGCGGTTGGGAAATGATTAAATACTGTATGAATCGTAAAACCAACCGCCGAAAGGAGGAAGCCGAGGCCGACAACGTAGAATTTAACGTTTTGCGTGAGGCTATGGACTTTTTGCAAACTCAACTCAAAGATAAAGAGCAACGATTTGCAGAGCAGACCGATTTAGTGAGAAAGCAGAATTTAGATATTTTGCAGCTCAACAAGGAAAAGGCGCAGTTAGAATTAGACCTACAACGCTATAAGTGTGTAATTAAGGGTTGCATTAAACGTGACCCACAAAATGGTTATTAATATGAGAAAGATTAATGAGATCATCGTACATTGTACGGCAACCGCCGAGGGTAAGGACTTTAAGGCGGCAGACATTGACCGATGGCACAAGGCTAAAGGTTGGAATGGAATTGGCTACCATCATGTAGTAGATTTGGACGGAACGGTAGAACCAGGCCGACCAGAAAGCGAGGTGGGAGCACATTGCCTGAAGCACAACACAAATAGTATTGGTGTAGTGTATGTGGGTGGTTTGGCATCCGATGGTAAGACACCAAAGGACACCCGAACACCACAGCAAAAGGCGGCTTTGGTAAAGTTGCTTACAGAGTTAAAGCATCGTTACCCTAATGCCACGATCCACGGACACCGAGACTTTGCAGCCAAGGCGTGCCCATCTTTCGACGCTACAAAAGAGTACAAAGACATTAAGTAATAAGCCAATGAAGAAGTTTATAACTATCTGTATGTGCCTGTTAGCCCTGTTTGGGCTGATAGGCTGCAAGACAACAAAAAAGGCGGTATCGGAATCATCCATAACCACAAGAGAGGAAACCGACACCACCAAGTTAGCAACCGATAGCATCCACGTAGGTACTATCAAAACCGACAACCGAACCACGCTAACGTATTTTAGCGATTGGGGGTATATCGAGTTTGCCAATAACGGCGGTACGCTCACGATCGACACTTTGGGCAACCTGAAAGCCGATGGCGTTAAGTCATACCAACACGGCAAGAAAGCCGCCCAGAAGAAAGCCGAGAGTATCACCCAGAGCAAGGACAGCACCGACACCCATAAGCTGCAAGCAAATGGGGTGCAGAGCCGAGACAACAAACAAGCCAACAGAGAGCCACAGAAACAAGGCGTGAAAGCCTTAAAATGGTATCAGCGTACAATTTACCATATCGGCTTTTTATGTTGCGTAGCGGCGATTATTTACGCTATATTCTTATATCTACGGAGAAAAAAATAAAATCTGTTTTCTGAATAGTGCAAGCCCGGAGCCGACCGAGAGGTTAGCCCGGGCGATTTGCTTTACCCAATACGTAGTCTATAACTTTGCGGTTTGCTTCGTCTATTTTATCACGGCTAAACTTTATATAAACACCTGTAATCTTAGAGCCGTGAACGTGTCCGAGGGCTTCACTTATAGTGTCCTTTGGTATATCTAAATCAGCGGCATACGTTGCCCAGGAATAGCGACCCCAATATGATGTAATTTCTTTTTCTATTGGTTTCATTATTGGCAAATGGTTTTTTGTGTACTTTGGTTTGCCGTTGGCATCTACCTCAATGGGGCCTATACGTCTTAAACCCTCATTTAGATGTATCAGATAATTGGTATGTGATTTGTAGCGGTCAAACGGTGAAAGAAGATGCTTTTTGCCCTTATATCGCTCAATTATTTCCGCCGCTTCTGGCTCAACCTTAATACTATAAAGTTTACCTGTTTTTGCCCTACGATATTCTATACGACCATCAATGTAGTTTGCAGGTGTTAAGTTAGCTAAATCTTTCATGTTAATACCCACCAAATAAATAATAAGTAAAAACATATCTCGATACTCGCTATCTGTTTTGTTAAGCTGCAAACCCATCATTAGACGCAGTTTGTCAATTGGCACAACCCTCATTGCTGTTTCTTCTGTTGGTATGTGGAAGTTACGAAAAGCATAGTTTTGGGTAATGCCATCATCTATTGCAAAGTTTATCACATTGCGTAAGTTACGTAAGTGCATAGCACGACTATTGACGCAAAGCCGTGGCATCGAATTTTGAAAGCCGATTATCCATGTTTTGTTAATCTCGTTGAAATGGACTAAATCGGCATCCCCACAATACAAATTTACTTTTTTCAAAGTTTGTTCAAATAACATTTTTGTACCACCTGTTTTTGTGTCGATCACCTTTCTAAACATTGCGCCTAAAGTTGGAACGCCTACCGTTGGGGCATCCAAATCCATATTAGCAAGCATTTGGCGAAGTTGGGGAGGCGTAAGTTTTTGCCAAAGCCCTTTTTCTCGTAACTCCAATATACGGTTACTTACTTGCGTCAATAGCATTTGCAGTACGCTATTAATTTTACGCGCGCCTTTGCCTATACATTGTTTTGTAGTGGCATCCCATTCGTCTGACTTCAAAAATATGCCTGTTGCTATATAGATGTTTGTACCATAACCGACACAGATTTGCACCGGGTACGTACCATCTTTTAATGCCCTACGTGTGTCAAGTCTAATATTTGATTTTGCCATATTGTTTTGCTTTGTCTTTGCTTATTATTTGCTGAAAAATGCGCCCAAATATACCAAAATATACCATAAAAACAGCCACCAACGGCATATTTTTACGATTATTTAGGAAATTGGCGATACTACCAATTTGCTGAAATCTTCTTTTTAATCATTGATTATCAGTTATTTATAAGCAAAGAAACAGCTTTCTAAAGCCACAATCGGCAGTGTTCCTCCCGGAAAACCATAATCCAAACTCTGATGGCTGGGTTATCATGGGTTCCTCTAATCTATCCGATTCCGGAATGGGAACCGTGCATAGCAACCGGTATGAATTGAACGTGGCGATGAAAGATTATGATGATGTGGAATATTGCAAGCAGGAATTTGAGCAGCTTTGGGAGCAGGCCGTTCCTCTGAATCTGCAAGACATTGAGCAGATGAAGGCGAAGACTCATCTTGCCCAGTTGCCTACACCATACGAACTCTATATGAAGGTACTGATAGATACTTTCGGTTCGCAGGTGGAGGATGACTTTACGATGGAAATGCCTGAGGGTGTGAAGGATATCCGCTATCAGCACGATGCCGTGATTCAGGGTTATCAGATGCTGATGCAGCACAACGGTTTCTTCCTTGCCGATGTGGTGGGTTTGGGTAAGACCATTGTTGCCACGATGATTGCCAAGCGATTTGTTGAAGCAAATGGAAGATACACCAATATCCTGGTGGTTTATCCGCCAGCCTTGGAAAAGAACTGGACTGATACTTTCAAGCTTTTCGGCATCAAGCGCTACGCCCAGTTTGTGAGTAATGGCAGTCTGAATAAAATCATAGAGGGCGAGGGCAACTTCCGTGAAAAGGGAGAGTATGACCTGGTGATTGTTGATGAGGCGCATAACTTCCGTGGAGCCACCGCTGGCAGATACGATGATTTGCAGTTAATCTGCAAGACTCCTCGCATGAACGAAGGTTTGGTAAAGGGCTATCACAAGAAGGTGATGCTGCTTTCGGCTACTCCGCTCAATAATCGTCCAACCGATCTTCTGAATCTCTTGCTTCTCTTCCAGAATGCCCGCTATTCCACCATTGAAGGCATCCAGAATCTGCCTGTAACCTTCTCTCCATGGATAGAAGAATATGATAAGCTGATGCGTGAGCGTAAGTTAGACAAGAAGAACGAAAGAAATGCAGAATTTGCCAAGCGTACCGATGACCTCTACGAGAAGATAAGAACGCAAGTGATTGATAAGGTGACGGTTAGACGAACCCGAAACAATATCAAGAATGTGCCTGCCTACAAGAAAGACTTGGATGACCAGCACATCGTATTCCCGGATATTCTGCCTCCTAACGAATTGGTATATGAATTAAATGGCGGTTTGAACGATCTTTTCTATAGTACGATGGCGATTCTTATCGATACGCCTCATCCCGAAGATAATCCCACAGGCAAGGGCTTGCACTATGCCCGTTATCGTGCCGTGGAGTTCTTGCAGGGCGAGGCGCGCAAGAAGTATCCTACTGCCCTTCATATTTCCACCATGCTGACAGGTATTTATCGTGTTCACATGGTCAAGCGATTGGAGAGCAGTTTCTATGCCTTCCGCCGTTCGCTCCACACCTTCCTCCGCATTACCGAGGATATGATTAAGATGTTTGACCAGAACAAGGTGATTATCGCTCCCGATATCAACGTGAAGGACAAGCAAGCCAAGGGCTGGGAGCTGGACCGCATCATAGAATATGCCGTAGAAAAAGGTTTGAAAGAGGAAGATACGGTCTTTAAAGACGAGGATTTTAATGAGCGGTTCCTGGAGATGCTGAAAGAAGATGCTAAGAATTTGAAGGAGTTGTGCAAACAATGGGATGAGGTTAGCGAAGACCCTAAGCTGGAACTGTTTATCGACAAACTGGAACATGAATTCTTTGATAAGGAGATAAATCCTACAGGCAAACTGGTCATCTTCTCTGAGAGCGTAGATACCGTGAATTATCTCACGGAGCAATTGCAGAATCGTCTGCATCGCCATGACATTTTGGATGTCTGTGCCAGCAATCGTACCAACAGGCAGGAACTTCTCCGTAAGTGCTTTGATGCCAACTATGCCGAGCAATCGGATGAATTCAACATCGTGATTACCTCTGATGTGCTTGCCGAAGGTGTCAATCTGCATCGTGCCAATGTTATCATCAACTATGATTCGCCATGGAACGCTACCCGACTGATGCAGCGCATCGGTCGTGTCAACCGTATCGGTTCGGTGGCAGACAAGATATACAACTACATGTTCTATCCGTCGATGCAGGGCAACCAGGAGATTCATCTCTATAGCAACGCCCTCATCAAGTTGCAGGGCTTCCATTCAGCCTTTGGCGAGGATGCGCAGATTTACTCTAGAGAGGAAATTGTGAAGGAGTTCCAGATGTTTAATCCTGATATTCAGGATGCTGTGGATAGAAACCTGAAGTTCCTGGAAGAAGCCCGTGAGCTTTATCGCACCCATCGCAAGCTCTACAACAGCATCAAGGCTTTGCCGATGAAGAGCCGAACGGTGAGGGAAATCGGAAAACATCCTCATTCCACCATCGTCTATCTTTCTTCGCCTCAGAAGGTGGAGTATTATTGGGTTAAGGCTGACGGCAAGGCTTTGTCTATCCCTTTCTTGGATGCGATGGACATCATGAAAGCTGAGATGGAGGAGAAGCCGGGTGACTTTGCGAAGGTAATGGATTTCCATTACGACCAGGTGAAACTGGCATTGGAATCCTACCGGAAGGTGGTAAGAAAAGTGGTGGATGCCGAAAGCATGGAGAACAGGAAGAAAGATAAATCGACCAATGCCGTGCTGAGCATTCTCCGTACGATGAATCGAGCCTTGAATGCTGTGGATGCGGAGAAGACTGTGGCGCAAATCAAGAAGCTGGAGCAGATAGTGGAACTGGGTGTCTTCATCGGTCTCAATTCCAGCATCAACAGTTTCAATCGCCAGGTAAAGAAGCAGAAACCATCCAGCGAAGAACTCATAACGCAAATCATAGACAAGATAGATGAACTCTTTGATCGCTACAATATTCCGCTGGATACCGACGAGGAAAGAAACGAGGAAATCTTGGAACCGCAGATTGTGGTATCTGAGTCATTCATCTAAGTCTCTCTATATAATAAGGTGTAAGAACAGAAAAAATAAAGATAGTTATGGCAACATATAATAAAGAAACATTTAAGCGACTCTTTCAGTCGAAGTTCAATCTTTCGAAGTGGCAGATGTTGCTGCAGGATTACTTTCATGCCGACAAGGTGCGTGTGAGTCCTGAGGTTTTGGACGAGGATGCCGAAGACCGCAAGGGATATTTCCTGGGCAGCATGACAACGCAAGATAATTATGAGTTAGGATTCTTCTATTATGAAATGGAGGATGGTTCGGTGCTGCGCCGCAAGGTGGGGCTTCGTAACCTCATTCGTCCTTATCTGGGCTATGGCTTTGATGCTGCCTTGGCGGTATTTAATGATGGAACCAACTGGCGCCTGTCTTTGATTTGCGACTTGAAGGAAGATGCTACCAGCACCAAGCGATTCACCTATGTGTTTGGTGATGAGAAGGCTTTTTATAAGACTCCTATACTTCGTTTTGAAAGCTTACGGACAAAAGCTAATGAGTTTCTTGAAATCAAGAAAGCCTTCTCTGTTGAGGCTCTTTCTGATGATTTCTTTGCAGCCTACCGCAAGCAGTATGCTGAATTCGTGAAATTCCTTACGGGTAAGGAATATGTAAAGAAGGGAAACAAATGGGTGGAGCTGGAAACGGGAGAACCAGATGTTCAATACTTTACATCCTTTAAGGAAGATGATAAACTGGTGCGTGATTATATCAAGAAGATGATGGGTCGCATCGTGTTCCTTTATTTCCTGCAGAGTAAAGGATGGCTTGCCGGCAATCTGCATTATATGCACGATTTATTCTATGATGCCTCTGATGAAGTAAAGGGAGATTTCCTGGATAAGGTGCTTGAACCTATGTTCTTTGGCTTGCTCAATACCAGGCCAGAGGACCGGAGTAGTGCGCCTTTGGTTAACGGAGTAGGGGTGAAGTATATTCCGAATGCCGATGAAATTCCTTATCTCAATGGTGGTCTCTTCCAGCAGGAGAAGATAGATGAAGTAGATTCTTGTTTCCCAGCCGGAATGTTCCAGTCGCTCTTCGATTTCTTTGATAGTTACAACTTTACGATTGATGAGAACGATCCGAATGATGCCGAGGTGGGAGTTGACCCTGAGATGCTTGGCAAGATTTTCGAGAATCTTTTGGAGGATAACAAGGACAAGGGAGCCTTCTATACCCCAAAGGAAATCGTTCGTTACATATGTCAGGAGTCGTTGACGGCGTATCTGCAAACAGGTATCGAGGATGCAGAGGTAAAGGAACATATTGCTAACTTTGTGAAAACCAATGATGTGGAGGAGCTGGGTGGAGCTTCTTCAGAACTTGCCATGTCTATCGACCAGAAGTTGATAGATGTGAAGATTTGCGACCCTGCCATCGGTTCGGGAGCCTTCCCTATGGGTTTACTCCGTGAACTCTATGCATGCCGCAAGTCTATCGAAATCTTCGAGGAGGATAATGCTGCCGACATCAAGCGCCACATCATTCAGAACAACATTTATGGTGTTGATATAGAGAAGGGAGCCGTAGATATTGCTCGCCTCCGTTTCTGGCTTGCTCTTATCATCGATGAAAAGGAGCCGATGCCATTGCCTAATCTCGACTTTAAGATTATGCAGGGCAACTCGTTGCTGGAGAGTTATAAAGGGGTGGACTTGGATGTTACTTCCAAGAAGCTGAAGACTGGTAAGGATACTAAGAAGACTCGTGGTGTTCTCTCGTTGGGTTTTGAGGAAACTGATGTTCAGAAGACCATTCAGGATTTGGTAAAATCATATTTTAGTATCACCGACCATACCTTGCGTGCTCAGCGTCGCCAGCAGATAGATAAGTATGTGAAGGATTACATCAAGGTTTGTGCCGAGGGAAATCATGAGGTGCAGGATGCTGTAGATGAATTGGAGATTCCAAATGACCAGTTCTTCCTTTGGCATACATATTTTGCGGATGTTTTCGAGAAGGGCGGATTTGATATTGTGATTGGTAATCCGCCGTATGGAGTATCAATAAAAGATGATTATCGTAAGGCTGTAGTTGCAAGTTGGGGAAATGTACCAGATTATGAAATATATTATTATTTCATAGTTTTGGCGGCGCCATTGCTGAAAGAAAAGGGAATTATGTCATACATTATTCCTAATACATTCCTATTCAATACTTTCGCTAAACATTTTCGTGAGATGCTTGTTGAAAAATGGAATGTGTTGGAGATACTTGACTGTACAAAGTTTCCTATTTTTGAGTCTGCTGTAGTTAGAAATGCAATTAATCTTTTTCAAAAAGACTCAGATGGAAGTAAGCAAGTGGGTTATCGTAATACTGCAAATGTAACTTCGTATTCTGATTTATTGGAGCGTGAAAGAGAATTTATGACTGTTGAGAGTCTGTTGGCTATGAATCAGAATTGGGGGTTAGCGTTTTACTTAGGTGCGAATGACATAAAAGTTATCAATCAAATATCTTCATCAATTGATAGTATTTGCAATCATTATGATGTATCTCAAGGATATATTCCATACCGAAAATCAGATTTGATTAAGATATATGGAAAAGAAGAAGGAGAACGAATTGTAAAAGAACGACTATGGCATTCTCAGCAGCCTTTAGATAATACATATATTCAAGAGATTTATGGTCGCGATATTACAAAGTATAGTTATCATTCAACGGGCGAATATGTTAAATATGGAAAGCATTTAGCCTGCTATGTGGATTTGAAATTTTTTAATTCATCTAGATTGTTGGTACGTGAAATAACTAATCCGCAAATAATAGCATGTTTGTTGGACGAGTTGTTTGTCAATGATCCACAATTGATATCTGTAATTGTTCGAGACGAGCGTTATTCGTTAGAATTCCTGTGGGGAATATTGAATAGTAAGTTAGCAACTTATTACCATTTTCATCATTCTCCAAAGGCTACTAAAGGAGCTTTTCCAAAAATTTTGGTTCAAGATATTAAAGGTTTTCCTTTGCCAATAGCCTCAAATGAACAGATTAGGAGTTTAGGTAAGGTTTCAAAGAAAGTCTTAACAAAAAAGAAGACTAATCTTTCGACTGATACTTCTGCCTTGGAGAATCAAATCGACTTCCTCGTTTATCACCTCTATGGCTTGACCTATGATGAAGTGTTGATTGTTGACCCAGAGACTCCAATTTCTCGTGAGGAGTATGAGTCATATAATATAGAACAATAAAAGAAAAATGAGATATGAGTAAAATAGAAGATTTTTATCAGCTTAGAGATCAGTATAGAGAAATGTTTAGCGACGATGCTGACGAAGAACTCTGGAAGGTAAAGGAGAAGACTTTTTTGCGAGATGAACTGGCAACTGTCATCAGAGATTCTGTGGCTCAAGTGCTCTCTGAAGTTCGTAGTCCTATCAGAGTAACTATTGATTATGAACCTAAAGGTGATATCGCCGTGAAGGTGTCCCTAAAAGATACTGCTGATACATCTGAGGTTATAGAAACTCCGGCTTTTGTAGGTGAGCAACCAGCTGGTCAGTCGGCAAGTAAATCCTATAGTCAGCGCTCCGAAAGTATTGGCTTTACAGTGAAGTTTCCGGATGGTACGGTAGTTCAGCGTAAGAATGCCAAGGAGACTATGATTGCTACATTAAAAGTGATAGGCCTGCATAAAGCAGCCGCTTTCCGTGGTAGATTGTTTAAAGGTTTCCCATTGGTGGGGCGTAATCGTAGAACTGATGTAGATTTCAGATGTCAGGAATTGGTAGATGGTTGGTATATTTACATCAACATGTCGAATGATACTAAAATCGAAATGCTTCGTCAGATATCTGATGAGATGAGGTTAGGTTTGGTTATCAAGGATGAAACAGGTAGTGATGTCACGTTTTCTGCCGATAGTTCATCACGTTCAGGTAATAAGCAACCAGCCAAAAGAACCTTGTATAAGCTAAATGGTGATGGTCCGTATAGTAAGCGAGAACTGGTTCTGCTTGCTGTTACACAATATGTGATGGAACATGCCGATTTGAACTATGACCAACTGGAGCTGGTTTTCCCAAAGAACTTGCAGGGGAGTTATGGGGTTATTCGTCCAATGAGTTGGATTGAAGAAAAGTCAAGTGTCGGTTTTGATCACAATAACCGTTATTATACAGATTCAAAAGACCTCCTGACCTCTGCCGATGGTATCAAGTTTGCCGTCTGCAAAGAGTGGGGTGATAATTTTAGTAATTTCGCACATCAAGTAGAAAATCTTGGTTGGGAAATAAGTGAAGGATAAAAACAACTTCGGGCTGCTTTCGTTTTGGAGGCATCCCGAAGTGTTATATAAAGCTTTAGCCCTTTTCTGATATTGAGAAAAACTGAGGGGGATTGCAAATCCCCGGCTTTAATAGGTCGAACCTTTTTTAACGCCGGATTGCAAATCCGTCGGAACGCCTAACGGAATACTTTCTGTTGATTATCAGTATGTTATGTTATTCTCGAAGTGCATTATAAGTTAAATTCCATTCTTTGTCAAAAACAGCGATTTCAGCTTGTAACTTTTCTCTATTAGCTTTGCGCTGTTCAGGAGTTAAACTCTCTACACGCTTCATTTCTTCAACAAAGCGTTCGGCGTCTTTGCCATATAATATTGGCGTTTCTCTAATTGGTCTTACCATAATTTTATCCTCCTATTAATTATATTGTTATTTATGTCGCTGCAAATATACGTTTTTTATCTTAATGACGCAAGAAAAAATGGAAAAACTTCTAATTTTAACAAAAATATAACGCATAATTAGTTGGGGATTCATAAAAAATAGGTAATTTTGCAACCAGCAATTGAATACAAAATCAATATTAAAAATAAAGAACTATGATTAGATTAAATGTATTTTTTGAGAAAAAGGAGGAGGTAAAGGTTGAGGAAATCAACGCTTTGTGTAAGGAGCTGGTAGAGAAGTCCTTGAAGGACAATGGCAATATTGCCTACGACTATTTCACCAGTGGAACTCGCAATGGTGTGATGATGATTTGCGAGACATGGGAGAATGAGGAAGTCCTGAAAGCTCACATGGCTTCTGAGCATTTCACTACATTGGTTCCAAAGATTGAAGCTCTTACTAAGAACGGCTTGAAACTGGAGCAGTTCACTTTCTAAATCTTTTCAGACATCAGCCAGTGATGATACATTTTCTTCTTCATCACCGGCTGACTTCTCTTTTCATCAACTGAATGATTTCTTATTTTACTTCTGTGAGCTTACCCGTTTGGGAATCGATGATATAACCATGCAGATTGACATCCTTTGGTACAAGAGGGTGAGTACGGATGGTATCAATCGTATTTCTTACAGAATCCTCGGTGTCGTGGAAGCCCTCCAGCCAATGGTCTAGGTCGATACCGCAAAGTCCGATAGTGTCGATGACATCCTGATGGATGCCGCGCTTGAGCATCAATTCCTTCATCTGCTGTCCGTTCATGTGGCAGGCACCGCAGTTGGAGTGGGCGATGACCATGATTTCCTTTACACCCAGTTCGTAAATGGCAACCAGGAGGCTGCGCATGGCGGAGTCGAATGGACTGATAACCAGTCCACCTGCATTCTTGATGAGCTTGGCATCTCCATTCTTCAATCCCAAGGCTGCTGGCAGAAGCTCTGTCAGGCGGGTATCCATACAGGAAAGGATGGCAAGCTTCTTATCTGGGTATTTGCTCGTAAGATACTTCTCGTAACCCTTGCTAGCTACGAATTCCTCGTTGTACTTGATAATTTCCTCTATAATCATAGTAGTGCAAATGAAATGTGAAACGAATTATTCCTATTTCTCAGGGGTAGGCTTGAGATAAGCCATGAATTTCTCCGGCTGATAGTTGAGAACCAGTTCTTCCGGGAACTCAGCTTTCTCTACCAGCGGCATGATGTTGCTGTAGTCGGCAATCATGGCAGAGAAGTGGGCATCACTTCCAAAGATGACAGGTGTCTCGTACTTCTTGGCAAGTTCCAGCAGTTCCAGGTTATTGGGAGCTGCTACTGTCTTGTGGCGGATGGGAGCCATGGAGTGATTGTTGATTTCGAGCAGGGTATGCGTCTCCTTGGAAACCTTCATCAGAGCCTCGAAATCCAGTTCTGCCGTTCCATCTCCAGGATGGGAGATAATCTGCACGAATGGATTGCGCATGGCGTTGATGACACCCTGCGTGTTCTCTTCCTTGGTTCCTCCCTGCCAGCAAAGGCTATGAATGCCAGCGATTCGGATATCAAGCATGCGCCAGTAATCCTCATCGAGGTCAATATCGCCCTGGGTATTGAGGATGTTGAGTTCCGCTCCCAGCATCAGCTTGATTCCGTAGAGCTGACGGGGAACGCAATGCAGGTTTCTGAAATAGATGGGATCACAGGTGCCTGGAATGTGAGGTCCGTGCTCTGTGATTCCCAGTATTTCCAACCCCTTTTCTTTTGCAGCCATGGTCATTTCCTGCAAACTGCTGAAGGCATGACCGGATGCTATTGTATGTGTATGAACGTCTAATAATGTTTTCATACTGCAAAGGTACGGATAAAGTTTGAAAAAGCAAAGATTCTTCGGGCTTTTTCTCTTATTCGGGTTGTTTTGTATAGCTGGATAGCAAAAACGGCTGCCAGTTTATAAGAAACTGACAGCCGTAATGGTAATAGGTTTTATTTCGCAAATCCTTTCTTTTTCTTCATCCTCTTACCCACGAAGTTCCAGGAAGGCATCTTCTTTAGGGTACTTCTCACGGGCTGTACATCCCAGAGCAGGAAGATGATCAGCACGGCAATGCCGATGAGACAGGTGATGCCATAGAGATTCCGGATGCTGAGCATCAGAAGACTGGTGGCATCGTAGGGCAAACCGCGCGACATGTTGTCTGCCATCTGATAACGGAGCCCGAAACTGTACAGACCTGAGCACATCGCCGACATCGGACCATTGCGGATGATGCCTGCCATCGTCAATCCCATGAAGAAATGCTGAAACGGCATCAGTTCTTCCAAATACACGGTGAGCATGCAGAAGAAGATGGCGTTGCCGAAGCTCCGCAGGAAGCAAGGCAGATAAAGTGCCTCGATGTTGAGACCCGGATCGATGAGGAAATACATCATCACAGGATAACATACCATTGTTGCCACGCCTATCGTGAGCAGACGGGTGTATTTCTGCTGAAGCACCTTGCACCAGAATAGGCAGAAGAGGCAACCGGCAAGGGCACCCACCCATTCCACAAAGTTGAGCACGTTGGTAGTGATGGTGCCGAAATGCAGCACGCCACCCGTAAAGGCGGTTTGCAGCACTTTAGGCGTACTGCCCATGAACTCTACGAAGGCGAAGAGGATGAGCAGCGGGATGAGTCGCTTGTACTTCCACGCCGCCGGCTCGATGTAAGGGTGACGGATGTGAAACATTCGCTGGATGCAGAAATATCCGGTAAATATAAAGAGCAATACATCCATCTGCATGATCTTCGAATCGAGCCAGTTGTAGTGCTCGCCGTAGGTGAAGAAGAAGATGAACTCCAGCATCCATGCCGACCACAGGATGCAGCCCAGATAGTCGATACTGATGAAGGGCAGGGGTTTCATGAAGCGGAAGTCGTGGGTGGCGACGTACACGATGAGTGCCACCAGGAGCAGGGCTCCCGTCATCGCCCAGTTGATGATGCGCCAATCCTGATAGATATAAATCAGGTGTTCGGTGACCCAGGGCGAGAGGAACATGTTTCCCAAAACGATGCAGTAGAGCAGGGGGAAGAAGATGGTGAAATCGCGCTTGGAGGTCATCCACAACTGGATGGTGCTCATACATTCGAAGGTTCCGCAGAGCTTGAAGAAGCCTGCGATGTAAGCGAGAATGCACATCAAGGGTACCGAGTCGGTCCACATGATGAGGAAATTACAGGTTGCCACTACCAGTGCCGCATTCAGCAGGAGTTGGCGGTTGGTAAAGTGGAACTTCATCTTGAAGAGGAAGGGGAATGGCATCGCCACGCCCACCACGTTGAACATGATGATCATGAGCACGTCTTCTCTCATCAAACTGTACTCGCCCATCACCTGGCTCATGGCTCCTCCATAGATTCCGCCCGACATCAGGAAGATGAAGGCGAAGAGGAGATAAATCCATGGCTGTAACCGGCGAGGAATATATCCATTGAACGAAGGAACCCGGAAGGGTCCCTGTAACATAGGAGGTCCTGGCATTTTCTATAATTTATAGTTTATAATTTATAGTTTATCATTAGTGTCCAATAAAAATTGGACACGTTAATTAATTAATCAAATAGTCCCTTAAAAAGGGGATATTCGAGTTCTTTGACATCGTTGAAAATAGTCTTATCAAATAGATCTCTTAGGTGGG